TGTTATTAGTTGCTTCGTTATCGTAAATCTCTAAACGATAATAAACACCGCTATCACTTGAAAAGCTTAATTCAAATTTTTTCTCTCTTGCCATTAGTAACCTCTTGTTCTGTTTCTGTTATTTTTAGCTCTATCGCTACTTAATAAAATATCTGATCCTTTTATCGTTCCGAATACTTGAACATTACCTCCTCCACTTTCTCCTATCATTGATTTAAGTTTATCTAAAGGAGCTATTACTTCAGGATTGCTCATGCTTGTTCCTGGTCCTTCTCCAACAAGTCCTAAAGTTGGTCCAGTTACTAAGCCACCATTTGCAAACGGTAAAATGTTCATTAATTTTCCAGTAGCAAAGTTTGCTGCTAAATCTAAACTACCAAAGCCTAAAGCTCCTAAAATAGCTTTCATTGCTAACATAGCTGCTAATTGAGCTAATAATGCTTTAAATGCTTGTTTTGCACCATCTACAAAAGCATTAAAAAAGCCGTCAGAACTCTGTAAAGCTTGAGCAAAAACTCCTTGTATAGTATTGCCAAAACTCATAAAAGACCCCTTAATATTAGCCGCCATTTGCTCTGTTGTAGATATAAGATGGCTGAAGTCTTGTAATTCGGCAGTCGCTATTTTAAAGTTTTTAGCTAAATGTTTAAACTCAATAGAAATTTGTTTAATTTTTTTCGGCTCTATTTTGTCTATTGTGCTAACTCTAGTTCTTGTTGTAGTTGAAGGAGTTGGTTTTGGTTTAGGAGTAAAGAAAGGCTTACCAGTAACTGGATTTATAGCTTTTCCGCTTCTCATATCTCCAATAATAGATAAGTCAGGAGTTATATTTTGATTATCAAAATTTAAACCTTTAGACTCTTGTTTAACTCCAATAATAGCCTCTTTAACTCTATTAAACACATCTGCTAGTTTATCATAATTAGCAGTTAGATAAGTTGCAGCAGCTAAAGCAGCCCCTATAACTCTTCCTTGAGGAGTTAATAATTTAAAAGCGGTAAATAGTTTAGATATGATTGGAATTAATTTTAATAAAAAAAAGCTTCTTAAAATTGTAAAAGCAGTAATCATTTTACCAACTACAATTAAAATTATTCCAAAAGCAGAAGCTAAACCAGCAGTCTTTAAAGCTCCTTTTTTTTGTTCGCTTGTATATTGACTAGTAAACTTTGCTAAATCGCTCAAAGCAATAACTAAATCTTTTGCTAAAGGTAATAAGTCTCGTCCTATTTCAACCCCTACATTATTTAATTCAGCTTTTAATTTTCTTAATTGATTAGCAAAACTTTCGCTAGTTCTTGCAAAATCTCCTACTGCATTATTAGATTGTTTTAATGCTAATTGATATGTTAGTGTTGCCTTTGCAACTCTATCTAATTCTTTAAATACTAATCCTTGTTCTGCTGCAAATGCTTTTAAATCTGCTTCTGTAATAGCAATTCCTAAAGATTTTATGCTCTCTCTCTCCCCAAGTAGAGCCTTAGTTAATGCAGCACTAGCTCCAGCAGCTCCTCCGCTAAAGTTAGTAAATGATGCTAAATCTACTGCTAATTCATTTACTTGTTTACTTAACTCTAAAGCTTCTTCTTGGGTAAAACCAAAACCAGTTAATAAATCTCCAGTATCTCCTAAAAGTTGTAAGGCTGCTTGACTACTTAATCCAAAATTCTTTTCTAAATTATCAGCAGTTTTAGTAGCATCGTCTCTAATATCTTTAAATACTGTATTAAATTTGCTTTGCGTTTCTTCAAAATCACTAGCTAATTTAACTGCAACAGAGCCTAATCCTAATAATGGAGCAGTAAAATTTCTAGTAATACTCATTCCAATGCTAGCCATTCCATCTCCAAACTGCTTGAGCTTTCTTGTTGATTTTCTTAAATTGCTCTGAAACTGTTTATCGTTTAAAGATAGTTTTACACTTAAATTCTTTTCAGCCATTTTTTTTATTTATTAAATCGTATTTTTTAGCTATATATTCAGCTCGCTTTTTTTGTTTCTCAACATCTTTAACCTTTTCTCCTTTCTCCCATTCAAACTTAACAAGCTTTTCTGGAGTTAAATTTTGTCCTTTTTTAGTATGTGGCTGCAACATTAAACAAGCTAACCATCTTACTCTTTCCCATTCTCTCTTTTCTTTTGATTCTATTACGTCATTACGACCTTTTTGAATTAAAAAAAATTCGTGAAAAGTTAAATTCCAAAATTCATTAGGCAACAATCCAAGCCCATAACCAACAGACTCTAATGTATCCCAGTCTATTTCTTTGCCGCTTTCGTCTTCTTTGCGGCTTTCACGTTTCCCTCGTTTCCAAGTTTAGCACTAAATTGTGTAGAGAACACTTCCAATACTTTATTTAAAGCATCAAAATCTTCATCTAATAAATCTGCTACACTTTCAACCGTTAAAGAACATTCTTGACCGCTAGTTCTTGATCCATCTTTGATTCCGTTTAGAATCAAAAAACAAGCATCGTCTAAACTCATTGACTCTCCTAACTTATCTAAATCGCTTAAAGCTCTATCTGTATCTTTACAGAACATTCTTAAAGCATTCATTCCAAATCTTACTGGATAATCTTTTCCGTTTATTATTACTATTTCGTACATTTTATCGTTATTTATCGTTATTATTTAATTACCATTGAAGAGAGGAGGAGAATAAACTCCAACCTCAATCCAACGATAAATATTATTAAACTGCCGTTTTAGTTAAAACTCCAGTCCCCTCTATTGAACAAGAATATGTAGGTGCATCTTCTGTTCCTCCAGAAATCTCTAAAGAAGTTATAAAACCATCTCCAGTAATTGTATAACCAGCTGGAGTAGCTAAAGCAAATGTAAAATCTACTGCCGTTCTATCTAGCATCTGGTCAAATAATTCAGATACATCAGTATCTCCAGCAGTTGCAGAAAAGTCCATAAGACCATCAGCACTTAAAGAAAAACTTTTAGTACCACCTAAAAGCTCTCTGAATCCAGCAGAGTCTTTTGTTGTTATATCTATTGTATCAACATTTATAGATAATGATACATTTTGCGAATGCATTAGCTTCGCTTCAGCACCTCCACTACTAGGAGATACTTTTAATATTAAATCTGTTCCGTTAAAAATTGCCATTTTATTATATATTAATTAATTAATTATTGATTGTATCTAAAGGAGTATCTTCGTTTTTCTCCTTTTTAGATTGCTTTTTTTTATTATCTATTGCGTTATTATGCTTTAAAAAGTTATAAACTGCTCTTACAACGTCCCAAGTTTCTCCCTCTTTATATTGTATTTCTCTACACTCAATATCTTTTTTAATCTTTACTTTATAAGTTTCCATAAATTTATCTATTTATATTAAATCTGTAATCTTGAGCTATACCATATAAACCGATAGAACCAGCCGTATCATCATATAGCTCACTTTGGTCCTGGTAAAATATCTTATCAACTACTACTCCGTTATAAGTGCCACTAGTATAATCTAAAGCAGTTCTAACTAATCCAGCTAAAGTAATCATATCAGCGTAATTATTGTCATAAATACTAATTTGTACTCTAACATAATCGTAAGTGCTAACTCCGTTCTTAGTATTGTTCGGCTCATCAGCAAACATTTGATAAGTAACATAAGGAAGCTTTACGTTTTTTGAAAAATTATATCTACTTGGAAAGATTCTAGTATTAGAATCAGTAGACAATAAGTTGCTTATTGTTGCATTATTGCTTAAGATATTATATATAACTTTTCCTACTTCCATTATTTCTTAAATCGTTTTTCAATCAATGCTTTTAATTGATTAGTTACGTCATTTAATGCTTGTGATCCTTTACTTCTTGCAGCTTGGTCTAACATTCTTAATCCTGGAATACCTCTGAAACCATACTCTAAAAAGTAAAAATAAAAGCCAGTCTTATTTTCATTAGCAAAAGCTCCTTTTACTCTTGGACCTACAAAAACACTAGGAGCTACTCCTCTTCTATTTTTTCCATTTATAATAGATAATGACTTTCTTAATTGTACGCTATCTTTAGGAACTAAACTTTTTAACTCTGATAAGATAGGCTTTGCTGCTTTTCTCATTGCTTGTCTTAAAATAGTTTTGTTTTTAGAATCAGACATATTTAAAGACTCTAAATTTCTAGCTATTTCAGCAAGCTCTTTCTTATCTATTGTTAGTCCTACATTCATTACTCAACTTCTATTTTATAAGATTCTAAAACCTTAATCCATTCGTCTTTATCTATATACATCTCTATCTTAGTTTCTTTTGTTGATAGAACTTGCATAGGAGATACTATACCATAGGTTTTTACTATGTTATCCTCATCGAATATAATCCAATAAGTATTTACTTCAGGGTTTTTTATTTTATCTATATCTTTCATTATGCAGTACCTCCATCTGTTATAGTCCATCCCTTACTTACTAAAGTAGCTCTAGCTGTTTCAGCATCACTTCCAGCAGTATATTGAGAAGTTCCAAAGTTTATACTTACTCCAGTTTTAACATTTTGACTAGCCCAACTTATAAGTAAAGAATTATAGTTAGTAGTAGATAATCCAGATCCATTAGCAAAAAATAGAGCTTGATTACCAGTTAAAGATGTAACATCCCAAGCAGCTAATGATTTATCAAAAGCAGTAGCCTCAAAAAACATTCCAGGAACTGAAATTACTTTAGATATATTCCACATTGATATATCTTGATTAAATGCAGTATTTGATGCAAACATACTACCTAACCTAGTTGCTGACGAAACATCCCAACTAGACAAAGTTTTATTGAAAGGAGAAGTTTGGAAAATACCTTCAAAAGAAGTCGCTTTACTTACATTCCAGTTATTACAATCTTGATTAAATTGAGAGCCATTAAAGAAATTTTTAAATGTAGTAATGTTACTTACATCCCAATTATTAACAACCCCGTTAAAGTTTGTATCTTTAAAAGTGTTACTAGCATCAGTCAATGAGAATTGTAAATTATCAGTAGCACTAGAAGTTAAGTTAGTACAACCATTAAAAGCATCAGAATCTTGTATTATTAAAGGTCCATAAGATTTAATATCTAGAATCTTTAATGTATCAGTTCTTCCTACGTTCCAAAAACTATCAGATATTGAGGTTATTATACCACTAAATACTCCTTTAATTTTTATTGTATATGTGCCACCACTTGAATAAGTGTGTAATCCATTAGCATCATTATAAGTTTTAATTGTGTTTGTAGTACCATCTCCCCAATCAACTACAAAATCATAAGTTCCACTAGCTCTAGTTGGTAAACCATATTGAGTAGCCGAAGAGCTTAAAATGTCTACTGTGTTATTAGTGTTAATTGTATATTCAAAGAAAGTATTTATTGTGCTTAAATCTATTACATCGTTTTTCTCTAATGTTAATAGCATCGCGTCTTTACGCCCTATCTCTGTAATGCTTTTTATAGAATAATTTATAGATCCATTACTAATAAAGTATTCAGGAGTAACTCCTATATTTGTTCTATATCTTATTAGACATTGTATTTTTTGTTCGTTTATTAAAGCGTCTGCATCAAAAGATGTATTTCCACTTTTATAATTAAAATTACCATAAATAGTAACTGAAGATTTACTAGTAACATCTCTCTCTCCGTATTCGTTGGTAGTGAATACTTGTTTAAAAAGCTTTAATTTTCTATCTAGCTTTCCAAATATCATAACTCTAAAAATCTGTAAGGAGTTAACATATACTCAACCATTAAAGGTAATTCTGCTACTTGAGTTCCTAAAACAATGTCTTGTCTTTGCTCGTAGTATCTACCTACTATAATTAACATAGCTTGCTTAATAGCATCCTCAACTTCAGCAGCAGTACCTCCAGCAACAAACTCAACCTCTACTGCGTTTGGTTTTTCGTAAGTATCAGGGAAAGTACCATCATTACTCTCGTATATTCTTCCTGGCTTTATCTTATCGTCTAAATCATAATTAGAAGCTGCTAAAGTTACTAAAGAATTACTAGCATCATAGTACTTTATGTGTGTTACACTTTGCACTATTCCTACTTGTAAATCTATATAAGGAGGGAAAACATCAAAGAATAAATTATAAGTCTGACTTATTAATCTTCTTCTTGTAAACTCCTCTACTTGATTAGTAGCAACTCCTATTAATGCAGTTATATAATCATTGTCATCATCATAATCAGAATCAACTCTCAAATGTTGCTTAGCTTCAGCTAATGTAATAGCAGTATCAGTTGGAGCAGTTTTTAAAACTAGCTTTCCATAATTTACATATCCATCAATACTGAAATAATTATAATTTAACATATATAAAAAAGTAAAAAAAGGAGAGAGCGATTAAACTCTCTCCGATTAAAATTATGCACTCAAAGTTGTATATTTTACAAATGACGCACCATCAGCTACACCAAAGTCTAAATAGTTATTTAAGATTAGTCTAACCTCGCCCTCGATTGCTCTTGTATAAGGATCAACCTGAATACTCATAGGACCAAATTGTGCCATAAACACTCTTGAGAAATCTCCAAAGATACCATCTCCAGAAGTTCCAGCTACTGAAGCTGGAGCAGAAGAGAAGTAACCATTATAACCAGCTAATTTATCATCTACATAAAGAGGATATACAGAAGCTACTTGTGCAGCACCTTTTATAGCAGAGTATAACTCCCAGCTATTAACGAATGCTAAATTTCCATCTAATCCATGATTATTAGCAATAGTTTGAATAGCCTCTAACATATCAGAAGCAACATCTACAGATGCAGCTTCAGTAAATGTAAGAACTCCAGAAGTTCCAGCAATAGATCCTGGAGCATTTGTTACGTCAGTAGAGCCGAACATTGCAGCATCAATTTGAACCGCCATATTGCGAGCCATATCATTCATTACAGCAGCTTCAGCTTGTGGTCCATTTTGAGCTAGAATCTGATTAGATAGATTAGCGTAACCTGTTACTCTGTTAGGAGATAAAGTTAATTTGTCAAAGTTAGCACCACCATTAACAGCAGTACCTACTTCTGTATTCCAGCCAACAGTTGATCCACCAGCGATAGGAAGAACAGTGTCAGCAGCAACAGTACCTAAATCAGTAATACCTACTTTAGAATATAAACCAGCTTCTTGTAAAGAATCAACAAAAGCACCTACTGCCGTTGGAGCGATAGCAGAGTTAGTTTGGTCAATAGCTCTTTTTTCTTGTAACATTGTTGGAATACCAATACCATCGATAGCCTTACGACCCTCTTTTTCTGCTTCTTGGTGCATTTCTGCTTCTAAACCAGTTAATTTTCCTCCGTTACGGATTTCATTTACTGCTTTAAATAAAGACCAATTTTTAGATGCTCTTACTTCTTCAGAAACTGGAGCATTCTTTTTTACTTTAGAAGCTTGTAAGTTTTCAAACTTAATACTTCTTTCAACCATTGAATTTAAAGATTCAACTTTTTCATTTAAAGAATCAAAGCTAGTTAGTTCTTCAGATGTCATATCTCTTTCCTCAACTTTACACAAGTCCACTAGAGCTTCCATCTTCTCAACATTTATAGCTCTTTCTTCTAATAAAGATTTACTATTTTTCATATTAAAAATTATTTGTTTTTTAAGACTTTCAATCGCATTTCTGTGAGGTTGCGATTTCTTAAATCTATTTCTTCTTTTTGTACCTCTTTTAATTCTTTTTCTAAATTCTCATTTAGTTTTATTTCTTCTTGTTCTTTTTGCCAATTCTCTAATGAACGTAAAGCAAAAGAGCCAGCTTCATTATATGCTGGATAAGTAACAGAGCTAACATCGTATAAACGTGAAACCTTATTTATTGTTCTAATGTTTCTCCCCTCTACATTCTCCCAAGAATCTTCCTCAACAGTAAAAGCAAAGCTAGACTGGCTTATAGTTCCATTTCTTAATAAAGTCATTAAATCATTAGCTAAAGTTGTATCTGGCATATCTGCCTCGTACTTTAAACCCCTTTCATCTACTGACAATCTTAAAGTATTATTAGTAGTTCTTGCTAAAGGTAAACCATCATGATTAATTAAAAATCTTACATCATCTTCTAATCTGCCATCAAAAGCACCAGGAGCAATAAACTCAACAAATCCTCCTAAATCATTAGATTCAGAATTAAATACTGCTCCATAACCAACGACAGTATTAACTCCATTGTCATTTCTAACTTCAATATCTGAAATATTAAAAGCTCTAATTTCTTTATTTTTCATATTATTTCTATTTTCTTCTTCTTCTATTTCTTTTATTTTTCTTTTAGTCCAAGCAAATCCAGGATCTCCTCCCCATAAACCCCAAGCAATTCTTCCAGCACTAGGAAAACCCTCATCTCCTTTATAAAAACCTTTTCCCTTTTTATCTACTTCGTGCCTACTTAAATAAGAGAACATTCTTTTAATCGTTCTTATAGATAGATTAACTCTATTCTTTAAATCTCTTGCTCTTGCAACTCCTACTTCTGTTCCCCCTCTTCCGAACTCTGCTCTCCATTCTAAAGCTTGTTCTGCTTCGTTAGCCATCTCTTGAGTCGGCTTTGTGTTTATATCAGCTAAAGCCATTATTCAGACTCGTTTGTCGTTCCTATTGGAGCAAAATTCATAGGGAAATAATGAACATTACCCTCATCAATTCTATTTAAATCTTCCATTACTCTAACTTCATTAATAGATAAAACACCCATTGAAATCATCTCTCTGTAATAGTCAGCTCTTGCAGCAGAATCTCCTCTTAATAAACCTTTAGAATCTAATCTAATAAAATAATTTTCTAGCTCATTCTCTCTAAATAGCTTTCTGTTTAATTCTTGTTCTATTAAAACTAAATAAGGCTGTAAAGTAAATCTTACAAAGTCAATAGATAAAGCTTCTATACTTGAGTAATTAGCTGCTTTTTCGAGATGACCAATCAAAGATAATGGCACTTTGAAAATCCGTCCAATTTCTTCTATCTGAAATCTTCTAGTTTCTAAAAGCTGATAATCATTAGCATTAATTTTTGATTGCTCAAATGTCATCCCCTCTTCTAGTATTGCAGTTTTACCAGCAACAAATGATCCAGCAGTTGATTGATTCCAAGAATTTTTTAATCTTTGGACTGCCTCTTTAGATAGCTTTCCAGGATGTTTAATTATACCTCCTATTTGTGAGCTATTTCCTAAATAACTATTAGCAGTATCGTTAGAAGCTATTGAAGTTCCTATTGTTGTTCTTTGTGATCCTATTACACTTGTTCCCTCATATCCATTAAAAGATAAATTAAAGAAATGCAACATATCCTCTTTACGGATTGCTAACTCATAATCTTTAACATCGTAATAAATATCTCCATCGTGATTAATAACTTTAACGTGTTCCGTTTTAATAGGTATTAATCCAACTGGTCGAGCTGAACTATCTCTCTCAATGTAAAAATAACTATTACCCTCTAATAAAATATTATTCATTAATACATCTAAGAAAGTGTATGTAGTCATAAAGTCATTAGGCTTTCTTGTCAAAAGTCTATTAACTGGATGTGATACTTCTTCTATCTTATCTCCGTCTGTTTCAACTCGATAAACTCTAACTGGTAGAGAAGCTATTGATTCCGATATAATTCTAACACAAGCAAAGACTGCTGAGAATGTCATTGAAGATTCGGTAGTAACTGCTGTTTTATTAGCAGCTCCTCCTAAAGAAAAGTTGCCTCTTAAAAAATTATTGTTTCTTTTTTCACTACGAAAAAAATCTAATAAGCCCATAAAGAAGTTTGTAATTACATAGCAAAGATAAGAAAAGGTACACTTTTAAAAATTCAATACTTTTTTAAAAATTTTTTTTATTAGTGTTAATATCTTTGGTAAAAAAATTATATCCAAACAATCCCTCTGTCATCATAACTAGACTCTTCTGTATCATCATTCATATAAGAGCCTATTGCCATAACTAAAGAAACCATTCCATCTATTTTCTCTGTTGCTTTGCTCTTATCAAATTTAATGTTTCCAGCTGGATCAGACTTTACTGCTACATTACTAGCCATCCATCTTAAGACTTTATTGCCTCCATGATTTAACTGTTTTCCTAATATTAATTTTTCTAGTTCTTTTGTTGGAGCAGATAGACTTGCGAAACCTTGACCAAATGGAATCATAGGTAGTCCATCATTAACTAAATCAATTACTAACTGACTACTATTCCATCTATCGTAAGCTATCTCTTTAATGTTTACTATTTCAGCAACTTCTTTAATTCGTTTCTTAATGTAATTGTAATCCGTTACATCTCCCTCTGTTAGTTCAATTAAATCTTCTTTACCCCATCCAATGTAATCAACTTGATCCCTCCGACTTCTTACAAATGCAGTATCTTTAGGAGCAAAGAAATAAGGAATAATTGTAAACCTATCATCTTCAGGAATGATTAAAACGAATGCACTAATATCTCTTACACTTGCTAAGTCTAAACCAGCATAAGCAGTCATTCCTCTATAATCTTCTAATCTTACTGGAGCTTTATCACATTCCATCCATTGCTGATCCGATAACCATTTACTAGCTGATGACATCCATTGATTTAAATGTAACATTCTAAAAGTATTCTCATAACTTGGAAGCTTTATAGCTTTCTCTTGCTCTCTTTTTAGATAGTCTAATTTAACTACTCCACTTTCTAATCCTGGATTAGCTAACCTTAAAGCTTCTTCACTTGTCCAGTCTGTATCTATTGGACAGTCATATTTAATATAATAGAATGATTCATCTTTAATTATACCCTCTGAAACTTTACGACCATAATCTTCTGTCTTTTTACATATTGATTCTCTATTATATCCAGCAGTAGTTATAGCTATTGTTAAAGGCTGACGTCTTGATCCTACGCTTGTAGTTAATGCGTCCCATAGACTAGAGTCTTTTTGAACGAAGAACTCATCCATACAAATAAAACTAGCATTATATCCGTACTTACTAGATGCCTCACTACTAATAGCTTTAAAAGCAGAATTACTTTTTTCATGAATAATAGAGTTTTTAAATACTTGTAAATTGTTTACTAGTTGTTTATCAGCTCTAACCATTCCACTAGCAACCTCAAATATTATACCAGCTTGTTGTCTATCTCCAGCAGCTACATAACATTCAGCACTAGGCTCTCCGTCTGCTAGTAACATATATAAAGCTATTGCAGAAATAAGAGTAGACTTTCCGTTCTTTCTTGGTAAGCAAATGTAAGCAGTTCTAAATCTCCTTAGTTCTGTTGTTCTATATTTCCAACCGAATAAATCTCTTACAATCTTTTTTTGAAATGGCTCTAGCTTAAAACTAGTTCCTCCTAACTCTCCTTTTAAATGTCTAATGTGATTCTCAATAAAATAGACTACTCTATCAGCAGCTTTATCATCGAAGTAAAATGTATTATCGCTTTTAATATCCATTAATCAAAGAAGTTAAAATCATCTGTTCTTTCCTCCTCTTGTTCTGGCATTGATAAACTAGCTCGACTACTTGGAGTAAAACCAAATTGAGTAGATAGTTTAATTGCATTTTGGAGAGCATTTTGCATTACTTTATATTTAGGATTGATTTTAGTCATTCTTAATTTACCATCCTTATCAACTGTTTGCTCTGTAAAGTTTCCTCCTAGCTCTGCCGAGATACTTCTGTAAATTCCTATTTCATTACAATAAGCTGCCAGGATCGATAAGTCTGTTAAGTGTAACATCTTAATCTTTGCTAATTCGTTAGATACTATTTCCCATTCATCAGCACCCTCTTGATTTA